ACAATCGACTCTTGTGCCATGTTAAGAGCGCGGATTGCTGACGGGTAAAGACTGTTGATGTCGATCGCTCCGATCCAGTCGTGCATGCCTTTCTTGGGGAAAGCAACATAGGCACCTGCTGCTTGGGTATCTCCTTGGTCATCTTTTCCTTTCCTATTAGGTACAACCATACCTCGTTGATGTGCTTCATTGATAATCGCCTGCTCAGTTACTGCTACTGCTCCCATTGTAGTAGGAAGCAATACTGTATTATCATGTGCAAGTTCATTTGCTAGATCTAAAAATCTTAATTTTTTATCTAATTTAGCAACAAGCATAGTATCCTGCCTGTTATAATCAATGAACTTAGTAAAGTCTTTATTGTATAACTGATCTAGTGTGCCTTCGTATTGTGTTTTACGCTCATCTAGTTCATATTCGCCGATTGCATCTAAGGAATAACTGTGTCGCTCTTCATAAGTGTATTTGCGATACAATTGCATATAGTCCATATGCACTCGACCAGTCAAGTCAAAGGTCAAATTCTCTGCACCAAATCGTTCAAAGGTCCTTTGCTTAGGCAGTTGTCCCCATAAGCAGAATCTACGAGTGTCATCTTTGTTAAGCACTCTAGTAACACGCATGACCATGTAAGGAATATCAAAACCTTCTGAGTTCCATCCGCTTAGGATGTCTGCATCATAAATGATATCCAAGAAAGTGCTAAGTAGATCTTCTTCGCGTTCAAACAAGAAACAGTTATCGTACCTGTTGCATATTTCTTGTGCCGTAGCCCATGAATAACTTTTGGGTGGCACAACCAATGTAACTAGTCGATCCATCCAATCCAGATAAACTGAAATGGCTGTGATAGGATTGAATGGATCTTCAGGTTTTGAGAAACCTCGGACCGGGTCAAAATCAACCTCAATGTCGAAAAAAGCTGTCTGTAGCTTAGGTGATTCAGCTGCCAAATAGTGTTCTTCAAGACATCGGAATACTGGATTAATATCTGACTCCCAAACACGCTTGTTGCTGTTAATACGCAACTCTTTTTGAAATTCCTTACTTGTACGGCTCGAAAACCTACTAACAGGAGTGCCGTAGACAGTACGGAACTTACCGCGAGGGTCATCGTAGTAAAAGATGAAAGTGGCCGGATATTCTTTATACACTCGTTCACCTTCGACACGCTCCACAATGTGGATGCGATCCTGGTTACGATCATATAGTGCGTCAACATAACTCATTAGTTATAATTGTAATTTGAAAGTAATAATCTTACAAGACCAATTAAATCAATCGCAGTGATTAACAAATAATTTAAAAGCATACCAAAACTTTTTCTAGTCCAAGCAGCCCAGGAATACAGCACACATCCACCTATCCAAAAAGGATATAACCAATACAAAGGAGGATTTGGCACTGTAAGTGCAAATGCCAATGCACATCCTACGCTGCAAGCCCAGGCCAAAATCTCAACAATAAATCTTAGTTTGTTGCTTTGCCAATCATCCTGTATCCATGAAAAAACTTTATATAGTTGGTCGTTCAAAGAGTTTTACCTACAGTTTGAAGAATAGTGTTTAATTCTTCATTGTCGGCATTTTCCTCGCCAAGTTTTGATTTAAATGCAGTGCGAATAGCTTTTTTTAGAATGGCAGGTTTTATTTCCATTTCTTCAGCAACTGCTTTGATAGTGTCACTGAGCCCGCCCGACAAATCCTCAATTTCTTGAAGTACGCCAATACCCTCATTAATTATTTGAGTAAGTTTTGCACGCTGTTCACTACTAAACATTCTGGACACCATGTAAGTTCTCCTGTAAGTGTAAATTTTTATTATACTAAATTATAATTGATTTAACAAATAAATTGACTGAAAAAGAATAAATATCAGTTTATGTTCTTATTTTTTGGATTCGCAAGTACGTGTTCGTTGTATAGTACCGTTAGGTAATTTATCTTCACGCCACTCAGAGCATATCTGTGTCTCTGTTTTTTCTGGAACAACTTTGTTTATAGTCCAATTAGCGGCCATCCAACCCATTGCGCTGAAAAAACCCCAGACTATTATTTCAGCTATCATCTAGGCAACCTTTTCTTTATAATTTCAATTACCTTGTCATTTAATACCACTTCATAATGATTACATTCTAGTTCTATTAAATCCATTATATCTTCTCTCGAGCGCTGACTGTGGATTGTGACTACACCATCGTTGGGTGCTGCAATCCAAGGAGCTGATCCTGTTGTTGTGACAATATTTAACCAGGGCCGGTCTAAATCAAAATTCATTGCTTTCTTCATTGCCCATGAATTTGGACCTATATCTTTTAACAATCTGCTGTAAGGTAAAAAATATTTTGCTACGTCAGCAGATTCAGCTCCACCGTACGGCGTACTTAAAGTGACTGCACCTAATACCTCATCTGAAAATTCTTGCGCCAAATGTAGTGCATAAATGCCACCTAAGCTATGACAAATATAAAACATATCTTTCTGAGCACTCAATAACTCTTTCATGTTTTCTAAATTTTTTTCAAAACCATTTCTACTATCATAGTTAATTAAAAGCTCTTTACCTTTAATTTGCTTTCTTATGTAATTGAAACTTTCGCTAGTGGCACTAGCACCGTGTATATAAACTAATAACATTATATTTGTCTGTATTCAGGCCATAGATTGTTAAATTTATGCTTAAAATTTGGCCAATAAGTATTTTCCTGAATTTCATGCCAATCATATATGTACAAACAATCTTTGTTGTTATCGGCCTCCATTGTAGTTAAATTTTTAGCCATATCTTGTAGAAAATTTATCTGTCTAGGTTGTGTATGATATTTTATTGAGTTTGTAAGTTCTGTTGCTGCAAACATTTTAAATTTCTTTGGTAAGTTTGCTACCGCTAAAATTGATGGATGGTGTAGTGCATGCCATCTAAAGTTTGGTAAATTGTTTTTTGAAAAAAAATCGTGTAGTGTAGACAAATTAAGCGCATTATAAATGGAATATACTCCAGCTGTTCCTATAATATGTCCTTGTTTATCTTTTATACAATCTTGAAGATATCTAATATTTTGTAGCTGTTTGTCCCAAGTTGCACCATGTCTTACATACTCAAATCTGTCCTCAACGGTGTCAAAACTTATATCCCATGCTACATATTTTTTTGATAAAAGTTTTTCAAAAATTTTATTATTTTCTAAAGGCACACTTAAATTTGTAATCAAATTAATATTGACGCTGTCTGAGATTACGTCTAATAGTAAATCGTTTTCTTTTTGTAGTAACGGCTCACCTCCTAATAAACCTAAGTTTTTTAGGCTAGAACGATTTTGTTCTATTAGATCAAGAATGTTTGGCAGAGTGTCAGTATAATCTAATCTTTCAACGGGTATTTTTTGATACGCAGCCCATTGACTACTTGCATCATGTCCACAATATGTGCAACTTAAATTACATGTATTACTCCATCTGATATCTAAATTTTGTAAATGTTGATCTTCAAGATTATTAATATCAATTGTTGCACAATTAGAAATATCATCATACCAACTACGTTCACTTGCACTAGACATTTGTTCCTGTCTAAGACAATTAGAGCAATTAGGGTGTTCTTGATTATTAAATATCGCTTGTTTGATTTCAGTTAAATGATTTGATTTAATAACTTCTTGGATAGGTGTTCGTCTTAAATCTGCAATATTAATAGTACCACCACAACAAGTTTTATAGTCTCCTTGCGGGTTTATATGAATGTTAGTCCACGGCGCATAACAAAAGTTACGCCCTATTGTTTTTGAAAGTTGTATAGTCATAAAATAATGCGGCTGCTGCCGCATTGTTATTTAAGAGTAGAACGAAGCATCCAAGAATGTTTTGCGTGTGCATCTTGGCGACTGGCCAAGAAATCACTGAGCCCGTGCAGTCCCAGTTCTTCGGCGGCCCTGTAAACAATTCGGAGCATTTCTGCCATTTTGTCGCTGTCTTGGAGTAATTCCACTAGCATTGCTTCGGCTGGCAACACTGCCGGATCTTCATCAAGTAGACTTAATATACTGAATCTTGTGAACGAACCTGGAGTGTATGTTCCAGTAGCGCGAATTTCTTCTGCAAACTTGTCTATGCTGTTATACACTTCTTCGTATATGTTGCCAAACAATTCGTGGTATTGTGGAAAGTTAGGACCTTCAACATTCCAATGAAAGTAATGAGCTTTTAAATAAAAAGCATATTCGCTAGCAAAAGCGATTTTAAGAGCTTTGCGCAATGAGTCCATACTAAGTTTAACCTATAAATA